GGGCCGTTCTCGTCCCACCAGGCCCGGACCCGGCCGATGGCGTCGGTGAACACCACCACGCCGGCCTCGATCTTCGGCCCGAGCCAATCGGTCAGCTGCTGGAGCATGTCGACGCCCGCGGCGGCGGCGGGCAGGAGGGCCTCGCCGATGGACGCGGCGCTGTTCTCCAGGGACGCCTTGAGGGTCTGCTGCTTGCCGGCGAGGGTGTCGGACTCGCGGGCGAACGTGCCGGTGGTGTTGGCGGTCTGCTCCATGAGCAGGTCGAGCCGGGCCTGGGCTTCGGCTAGCCGGCGTTCCTCCCCCTCGAGCTCGCCGAGGCCGTCGGACAGCAGCCGGGCGTTGACGTCGGCCTGTTTGATCGACACGCCGAAGCGTTCAATGGGGTCGGCCTCGCCGCGCATGAGCGCACCGATGGCACCCACGGCGTCGGCGGTCGGCCCGCCGAACGTGGCGGCCATGTCGGCGGCGCGCTGCTGGAGCTCGACGGTCATGCCGGCGGCATCTTCGGCTTCGAACCCGAACGACTGGAGGCTGGCGCCCATTACGGACGCCATCTCGTTGACTTCGCGCTTGGACAGCCCGGCGGACACCGCGGCCTGGTCGGCGAACTCGTCCACTGCGCCGCGGGCATTGCCGAACACGGTTTCGACCGCGCCCATGGACTGCTCGAGGTCGGACGCCGCGCCGACGGCTTTGCTGGCGCCGGCGACCGCAGCCACGCCCATCGCGGCGGCGGCGATCCCGGCGACCCGCAGGCCCTTGGCGGCGACGGACCCGAACCGCTTGGCTGTCCCCTGAGCGTTGCGCAGCGCCCGGGTGAACTCCTTGTCCACGGCGAGCAGCTCAAGCTTGAGTGTGCGGGACCCTGCCATCATCGCACCCCCTTCGAGCGCGCCCAGCGCTTCTGGACGTCGTCGTAGAGCTCCTGCCACTCACGGACCACCTGCGGGTGGCGGGCGGCGAGCACGGGGGTGATCCACGAGCCGTCGCTGGTGGCTGGGAACCGCCAGCCGTTGGGGCCGTCCGGCACCGCGCCCCACTCGGCACCGAACAGCAGGTCCCCGGCCTGCGGCAGCGGCTTGCCGCGCGACACCGACACCCTGCGGGCACCGCCGATGGCGATGACGGGCACCCGGTCCGACCGGGCCCGCACGGTCTGTGCGACACCACGCACCCGGGCGTCGGGGTGCGACGACCCGGCCGACTTGAGCGCCTGGCCATGCTTGGCGGCGATGGCCTTGGACCGGGTCCGCATCTCCTGGTTGGCCTCACGTGGCAGGCTGTTGAGTGTGCGCAGCAGCGCGTCGAGACCTTGGTAGCGGGCGACGGGCACGGTGGTCGTCGTCACGGTGTGAGCCGTTCGACGGACAGGTGGTGCAGGGTGGTGTCGCACCCGTCGAGCCGGAGCGCGACCTGGCCGCCGGCGATCGGCTGGGGGTCGACGGTCTCGAGCCACGTGCCGCCGTCGACCCGCAGGCCGATCCGGCCGGTCGACGGGTCGTGGACGGCCTCGAGGTGGTGCCGGCGTGGCGGACGCGACCCGAGCATGGGCTGCCAGCCGCCGGCCCGGTGGGCGAGCTGGTGGCCGTGGGTGTCCCACGTGTTCGGGTCGACGCCGTCGCGCGACTCCTTGTAGATCGACAGGTCACCGTCGACCTGGGCCGACAGGTGGTAGCTGGTCAGGTTGTCCTGGTGGGCGAGTCCGAGCTTCCAGCCGATGTTCGGGCCGCGGGCCGGGTCGTGCCGTTCGATGCGGAACGTGGCACGCACCAGCACGGCGCCCCAGTGCAGGGCGGTGTGCATCCGGAACCAGTGCGGCACGCCGGGCAGGCCGGTCGAGCCGGCGGGGGCGGTGCGCAGGTGGACGGTGTTGCCGTACTGCGCATCCTCGGGGGGCCGGTCGTCGGCGCCGACGAGCAGCCCGCCGCGGCCGCCGCCGTACAGCGTCCAGCCGTGGCGGGTGGTGCCGCCGGGCAGCACGACACGGCCGCGGGTGGCGGCGGCGCGCAGCTCGGCCAGCAGGTCGGTCACGTCAGCAGCTCCAGGACGGTGCGCACGTCACGGACGGTGACGTGTTCCCATTGGTCGGGGGTGGTGTTGGTTCTCACGGCGAGCTGGCAGCGGAGGTGTCCGAGCTCGCCGGTTCTCCAGGGGTCGCGGGCTGTGCTCCCTTGACCTCGACCAGCAGCTGCTCGAACCGTTCCCACGGGGTGGGCTTGGCGCCGGGCTGGCGCTGCCAGGCACGCCACGCCAGCCACGCCATGTCGCACAGCCGCGGTTCCTCCTCAAGCTGGGAAACGGCCCGGTCGGACCACCGTTCCCAGGCGGACACGTCGCCCAGGCGCACGTCGACCTCGACCGGGTCGGACCCGTCCAGCTGGAACTCGAGCGCGGCGTACATCAGCTGGTCGCGGCGGTGCGCACGAACAGGCCGTCCACGACGTCGTCGGCGACGGGCAGGGTGAACGCGACCTCCTGGGCGGTCTTGCCCTCGCCGCCGGGCCCGCCGGCCGGGTAGGTCGGATAGACCTTCCCGGCCCAGCTGTCACCGTTGGACTCCAGCACCACGTCGAGCGCAGTGTTCGGGTCGGTCGCGGAGGCGTCCCACAGGGCACCGCACAGCGACGCGGCGTCGCCCCAGTCGGCCATGAGCCGGACCTCCAGCGACCCGGTTACGTCGATGACCTTGTAGCGGGCGCCGTCGATGAGCTCGTAGCGCTGCCGGTCGTGCTCCTGGGTGAGCACGTACCCAAGCGTTTGCACGTCGTGGTCGACGGCGTCGATGGACAGTGTCAGGTCGCGGCCGGTGATGACGGTGGTCATGGTGAAGCCTCCAGGGCGTCGATGCGGGTGGTGGTGTCGAACGATGCCGACAGGGCGAACAACTCCCCGGAGTCGTCCAGCTGGACGCGGGAGGGGCGGGACAGGGGCCCGACGGTGTGGCCGTTGGGCAGGGCGGCCATGGCGCGGGCGGCGAGCTGCTCGAGCTCGTCAAGCTCGAACGTGGTGTCCCCACGCGATGCGAAGATGGTTATGCGCAGGGTGAGCTCGACCAGGACGGCGTCGCCGATCGACGTCGGGTCGTAGTAGGGGTCTCCGGGGACGACGATCACGGCCGGGGGGGTGATCGCGGACGGCGGCTGTGCGTGGACGTGGGCGGGCAGCCCGGCGGCCAGGTAGGCGTCGCGGACGGCTTCGCGTGCGGTGCGGGCGCTCATCCGACCATGCCGCCGACGGCCACATGGTTGACCAGGACCCCGTGGTAGCGCGACACCAGGGTGCGTCCGAGGCGGTACGGGTTCAGGTCGATGCCGACCGACCCGCCAGCTGCGGAGCTGCGGGCCTGCCACAGCTCCACGGCGAGCAGCAGCGCGACGGTGCGCACGGGTGCCACTGCGACGTAGTCGGCGGGCGTGTCGGCGAGCAGGTGCGCCATGATGACGTCCTCGGCGGTGTCGGCGACCCGCTGGTAGGCGTCGTCGGCGTACAGCGACGATCCGGTGCCGCCGAGCGCGGCCTTGAGCTCGTCCAGGTCGACCAGCACGGCAGCCATCGGGGTCCCTTCGGTGGGTGCCGGGCGCCCTGGGCAGTAGGGCAGGGCGCCCGGCGGGTCGGGCTCAGATGCCCACGCTCACGGTGCGGATGGCCGCGGCGTAGCGGTCCTGGACAGCGAGGAAGCCGTACATGGCCACCTCCCACTCCAGGGTCGACACCTGGGCGGCGCGGATGGTCACGGGGCCGCCGGGCTGCTCGTACAGGAACGCGGCGTCCGACGGATAGACCAGGATCAGATCGTCGTCGGCGTCGACGTCCACGAACGACGGCACACCCTTGAGGGTGCCGCGCTCGGGGTCGAGCGCGTCGCCGGGGGCGTTCGTCGGGTTGACGGCGTCCCACAGCGGACGGCCCTGGTTGTCCTCCTCGGCGAGCAGCGCGGAGTAGACGTTCAGGGCGATGCCGACCCGGTTCGGCCGCAGGCGGCGCTCGCCGAGACTGTCGGTGATCCCGAGCGCCAGCTGCGCGTTGTAGGTGGACGCTGCGGAGGCGACGGACGCGGACGCGGCGGCCACCAGCTGGTCGCGCACGTAGGCGTTGGACGTGCGGGCCCACTGCTCGGCGTGGAGCCGCAGCAGCTCGTCCAGGTAGGACGGGTCGGACCGTTCGATCACCTCGACGGTCAGGCGGTTGCCGCCGGCGATCTTCACGATGCCGGTCTCGTCGTCCACGACGGTGACCTGGGTGCTGGACACCTCGGCGGACTCGGCGGTCACGGCCTGGCTCGGCTTCTGGGTGAGCCGCGGCGTGGTGACCTTCATCCCGGACGCGGGCAGCGGCCGGCGCTCGATGGAGTCGGCGAACGGCCGGCGCCCGTCGATGATCGCGATGAGGTCGCGGGTGCGGGCCTCGGGGATCATCCCGGGAATGGCGGTGGTGTTGTCGATGGCCAGCGCGGCCTGGACCATCCGCTGCGCGTGGGGGTCGTTCCGGGCGGCGGCGAGGACCTGATAGCGCATGATCGCGCCGGCGGTCAGGCTGTCCACCTCACGGTCGGCGCCGACCTGGACGCGGGCGGCCTCGAGCACGGCGGCCTCTGGCGCGGTCGCGCCGGCGGTGTCGGGATCGGGGGTCGCGGGTGCGGGCGGGGTGACGGGCGTGACGTCCACGGTGGGGGTCTCCTGGTGCTGCGGGGCGGGGTGGGTGTTCGGGTCGGGGTCGGGGGTGGAGGCGGCGACGTGGTCGACCTGCGCCCCTTCACCGAACGCTGGGTCTACGACCAGGCCGACGTGGTCGAGCCGGCCGCCGGTGACGACCAGCGTCCCGTCGTCGTCGAACTCGGACGTGTCGATGGCGACACCGACGGACAGCCCGGCGCGCAGCCCCTCGGCGGCTTCCACCAGGGCGTCGCTGCCGGCGGTGGTCTCGGCGATGCGCCACGATCCGCGCAGCGCGTCGCCGGTGTCGGCCAGCAGCGTGGACGTGCCGAGCACGGCGGTGCGGTCGTGCTCGCGGACCAGCCGCGGGGCCCGCTCGGCATCCCAGGTGATCGACCCGGCGGCGAACCTCGTAGGGCCTGCGGATGTGTTGGCCACGACGTCCCACGGCACGGCCACGCCGGCGATGATCCGACGGCCGCGGTCGGCGGTGACGTCGGCGGTCAGGGTGACACGGTCGGGGGTGGTCACGGTGCGGCCTCCGGGGTCGGGGCGGGCTGCTGTGCGAGCGCAGGCAGGCCCTCATGCTCGCGGGCCTCGTCCACGGTCATGACGCCGGCGGCGATCATCGACGTGTAGTAGTTGGCCCGGGTGGTGTGGTCGGCCCGCAGGTAGTCGTCCAGGTCGAACCGGACCGACGTGCCGGCCGGGGTGACGTCGTCCATGGACAGGCGCTGCTCGAGCGCGGCGAGGAACGGCCGCAGGGTGATGTCGACCAGCTGCTGGCGTTCGTCGCGGGTGTTGGAGTAGGTCATGGACGAACCGGGCTGCTGCGCACCGATGAGGTACGCGGGCACGCCCATGAGCCGGGAAACCTCGCCGGCGACGTGCTGGCGGGCCTCGACCAGCTGGAGGGCCTTGGGGTCCCAGCCGAGGCTGCGGGTCTCGAGCGCGGCGGAGGTGTAGCCCACCGACCCGTCACGCCGGGCGGCCTTCCAGCGGGCCAGCAGCTGGTCAACCTTGTCCTCGGACATGTCGGCGCCGGTGTTGTGCAGCTCCAGCGACGGCAGCGGGGTCTCGGCGTAGCGGTAGGCGGCGCGCTCCAGCTCCATGGCGGTGCGGATGGTCGACGCGGCCCGGCGCAGGACACCCTCATCGACGCCGTGGAACACCAGCAGCGATCCGAGGCCGCGGGGTGGGACGGCCTGGCCGTCGAGCTGCCAGCCCACGACCCGGTACCCGTCGGTGGACAGCCGCGGCACGAACCGGCCGGGCTGGATGCGCCGGGCGTGGCGGGGCCGGCTGTCCTCGGCGTAGACCTGGGTGACCTGCCAGGCGGCCATCCCGTGGAACAGCAGATCGTCCACGGTCCATGCCAGGGTCGACACGCGCGGCACGTCCAGGTCGGGCTGGGCGACCCACGCCGGGGCGTCGTCGGGGTCGAGCTCGCCGCGGCGCAGCTGGCGCATGGGCAGGTGGCCGATGGTCCCGGTGATGAGGTTCCGGGACCGGGCGACCGCGGGAACGGTCATGGCCTGGTGACGGTTCACGGCGATGCCGAGCCCGAGCCCGTCGCCGTAGCCGGACAGGGCGGACGCGGCGTCCCACGTGGCGGGGGTCAGCGACGCGGAGACCGTCCCACCCGGTGACGGGTGCGACGGTGCCAGCCAGCGCGTCAGTAGTCCCACGGGTGCGACGGTGGCACGGTCCGTACGTCCGTGCTGGCCTCGCTGCGCGGTTTGCGCGGATTGGGCGATACCCGCAGGTCAGGCGAACCGGAACGCTGCGGAGGGTGGCGGGATCGTGGCGTGGTGCAGGGCCATGGCGGCGGCACACGCGGCGTTGACCTGGCCGGACGAGCGTTGCCGCACGATCCGCCAGCCGCCGTCCGCGGCGGGCTTGCGTGCACACGCGGCCATGTGCTGGTCGAGCACGCCCTGGCCGGGGTGGGCCATCCGGCGGGCGGCCATGGCGTCCAGCAGCTCGTCGCACGCCTGGGCGAACTCGGACCCTGAGCAGTCGGCGGTCGCGTGGCCGGCGGACTCGAGCCGGGCGGCGACGGCGCCGGACGTCCACCGGTCGTAGGCGATCAGCTGGGTGTTGTAGGCGCGGGCGGTCGTGGCGACGTCGGCGGCGACCTTGGCCTGGTCGACGGCGCCGCGGTGGGCGTCCCAGGTGGACAGCAGCCGCAGCCCTACTTGGCCGTCCTCGAGCTGCTGGGCGGCGACCAGCGCGGCCATGCTGCGGTCCGGTGAGGTGTCCACGGCCAGCCACGTGGGCCGTTCAGGGTCGAGCTCGAGGCCGGCCTGGGCGCAGTCGCCCCAGGCGCCGGACGGCCACGGTGACACCAGCTCGTCCACCCACTGGCACAGCATCTCGGTGCGCACGACCGGCTCGGGGTCCTGCGCGGCGCGGGCCTCCAGCGCAGCGATGCGCACCATGTGGCCGAGGCCGGGGTTGGCCTGCGCCCACCCTTCCACGTCGTCCACGTCACAGCCGGGCGGTGCGGACCACTCCAACCAGCACAGCGGGTCGCGGCCGTCGCCGGCGGACTCGATCATCGCGTAGGCGCGGTCACGGTGGGCGTTGAGCACGGCGCTGCGGGCGTCGCCGGCGTTGGACGTGAGCCACACCTGCGGGTTCGGGCGGGCCTGGGTGGTGTAGACGAACGCGCCGAACACGTCGTGGTTGCGCAGCTCGCGGGCTTCATCCAGCAGCAGCCCGTCCACGGACAGGCCACGGGCGGCGCCGGGCGTGGGCGCGACGATCTTGTAGCGGGCGCCGGACTTGAGCCTGAGCTCCTCCTGGCCGTTGGTGAACCGCACGGATGCGACCTCGTCGGCGAGCCACGGGACCCGCTGGACGGTCTCGACCACGGCACGGAAGGTCTCCAGGGCGACCTCGCGGGACTGTGCGGTGCCGAGCCACAGCCGTTCGCCCCACAGGAACAGCCCGGCGAGCACGCGCATCCGGGCGGCGTGGGTCTTGCCGGACTGGCGTGCCACGACCACGGCGACCGTTGAGTGGGCCCAGGTGCCGTCAGGCTGGACGACGTGGGCCCGGTCCATCACCGTGGCCTGCCAGGGCAGCAGCGGCTCACCTATGGCCTCGGCGAGCTCGACCACGTCGGCGCCGCGGGACGGCAGGTCAGGCCGTGGTGTCGCGACCCGTGGCGTCGGTGATCCGAGCAGCTGCGCGAGCACGTGCGGCCTCCAGGGGGGTGACGGTCGCCGAGGTCGGGGCCGGTGCGGCGCCGCGGGCGTTGGGGGTGAGCTTGAGGGCGGCGAGCAGCTGGAGCGCCCGGCCGGACAGCTGCGCGACGGCGGCGGGCTCGAGGTTGTCGGACTCGAGGTCGCGCAGGACACGGCGCAGCACGGCGACGGTGACCTGGTCGGCGCCGGTGACGTGGTCGGCGTGCTCCAGGGCGACGTCGAGCTGGTCGGGCGTCGGGGGAGGCACCAGCCGCACACATGTTCGGCACGTCGGGGGAGTACCCACCTGGACCGCGGTTGCGTCCCGGCCGCAGCGGGTCACGGTCGGTTCGCGCAGGTCGTGGATGGCCGCCATCAGTGGTCTACCCGTCGTGTTGGTGACGTTCCGGGGAGAGACAGGACCG